ACGCTCACCAGCCACAGCTTCTTCTGCCAAAGCAGTAGCTTTAGCCATATCTGGCTCTGGCGGTGGGGGCGGTGGGGGTGGTGGTGTTATTGTCTTAGGTTTCGTAAAGCTCATCGCAAACTCCTATTTGCTTGTATTTCTGACAAGGATGCCTTGCCCAAAGTCACCAGCACCACCAAAACGTTTGCCTCTTGTGCTTCTTCTTGAGCCTCGCTTGGTTGTGCCTGTTAGTCCTGTCCCAGCATCATCAGGGGCAGTTTCGCCTGTAACTTCTGGCGTAACCATAGGAGATGTATCATCACCGCCCTGACCATCAAATAACTTGGCTACGTCACCCCCAGCCGTTTGACGCCCTATAGTTTCACCGTCTTTAGTAGTAACACCAACCGTAACGTATCTACCACCAACCGAAAGAGCCTTTGTAGGCGTTCCACCAGCCTTCAAAGCATCAATCTGTCTTTGTAGGTTGGCTCTGCTAATAGCACCTATTGTTCCTGGGATTGTGTTTTCTAATCTCTTTTGCAAGTCAGATATTGCACCCTGCCTTATAGTTTCTTGTGCTACAGCACTACCAGAACTTTGTGATTGATATTCAGCCTCTTGAAAGGCTTGGCGTTGTTGTACGCCTTGAGAAGTTAGAACCCCAGATCCAGAAGAACTGCGCACAATGCTACCACCACCGCTAGAGGTGACATAGTTGCCCCCACTTGTGCCGCCTAGAGCTTTTTCTTCTTTGCGTTGCCTAGATTTTTTTGCTTGGTACTGCATAGGTGCTGCATCATAACCGCCACTATCAGAACCGCCACCGTCACCGCCCATGACTTACTCCTTAACTATATGAAACCCAAGTTTACGCTTTTCAGTCCTTAACCAAAAACATTGCGAATACCCCATAGACAATATCAGATTTTTTAAACAACGGAAAGATACCGTTATATCACGCATACCGCCAAGACATATAAAGTCTATAATCCAGATATCATCTCCTGTTGCGTAGTACCCATCTATAGGAAAAGTGTTTGTTTTAAAATACTGTTGCACATGGCTTTCCTTGGGAAACGCAAATGTAGCAAAGAAAAACAAACTTTCATCATCATCAACGCCCGTTATAAACTGACCTAAAGATAGTGGTATATCAATATGGTCACAAATGCTTTGGCTATCCCAATGGTAATGATAAGGGCTGTCGGCAACTAAAGCCATTATCTTTGCGTAAGTTTCCTCTGTCATATCGTAAACGGATTATAGTCGTTCATCGCCATCGCTTGCGGAGGTTTAACCATAGTTTGTTTATTCTCCAACCCAATAGCCAAATACCTAAACGCATCTGCGCTGTGACTCGTAAAGTCATGGCGTGGATGATCTCTAAATACTTTTCTTTTCTCATCAAACTCTTGACGATATTGACGCAACATCTCAACGCCTTCATGTGTCTTATCCCTATCAAAGTAACACTTAGGCAACATCATACGCGCTGCACTAATCCCATCTATAATCTTCATCTTAGGTATAACCCTAAACCTTATACCCAAACTAAAAGCAGTCTCTAGCCTAGACTTGCCACTGCCAAGTTCCCGAACCTCTATATCATGCGGTGCAAGATGATCGCCCCAATGGTAATCCTTCTGCCGCAATATCTCAGCATAGTGATCTAACCCCACCCCACTGTTCTCATAATAATCTATAATGTGGACCGCACCGCCTCTAAATATCTGGGCAAACCATATAGCTGTACTGTCGTTTATACCCAAGTCCCAAGCTGTATGCACAGGATAAGCAGGATCATACGGCACTCTAGTAATTCTATTACTGTCATCTGCGTCAGCCAGCAACTTACCATAATACGCCCCTATAATAGCGGCAGTAAAGGAACACTCATATTCTTGCTCATACTGCTCTGGTGTCATCATAGACTTAGCAGCATCCAGTTCTTCTTCTGGCACTAACTCACTCTCAGAAGCCTTAACTATCTTCCAGTACCACTGGTCACTATCCTCATCTACCTCTTTCTTAGCTTGCTCTAATAAGTCAAAGAAATGATTATGCCCTGCTGGTGTACCTAGAAAAACAGCACCACCCTGTCTATCGGATAGTGCTGGTCTAACAACCTCTCCCCATACTCTAGGGTTCTGCATACCAAATTCATCAAAAACACATAGGTCTAAATAAATACCACGAAGGCTATCAGGGTTTTCAGCAGACAAAAGCATTAACCGCCCACCATTAGGAAAGTCCACCCTCAGTTCTGTCTCATTAAAGGTAACGCCAGGTATTACACCAGCATAATACTTTACATAATCCCAAGCTATCCGCTTCGCTTGCGTAAAGGTAGGAGCAACAAAGGCCACTCTAGGTCTTGGCAACTCACAAGTAAGACAATGTTTTATTAAATGATTAACAGCCCAAACAGTCTTGCCAAAGCGTCTGTGCATCACCAACACGTTCCAACGCTTAACACTATTGTGCATTTCAGCTTGTAAGGCTCTAGGCTTGTAAGGGATCTTAACTTGCATCAGTTTCCCAAACTATCTTAACAGTACCATCGCCTATCTCTACGCCAGCCCTGTTCTTCTGATCACCAAATCTATCAGGCATCAGCTTGCCAACCTTCCAACGCACATGAGTAGCATAGTCTCTCAGCACATTAGGGTCGTAATCCTTCTCACCCCTTAACCTCTGCTGATATAACTCATCTAACTCCTCTACAGCCTTCTCAGCACTCTGCTGCTGGGCAGTGCGTATCTGCCTCTCTAAGTCAGCATCCTCTGCCATACGGCTATAAATATTAGCACGACTTATCTTTAACTCAGTACAAGCCCTAGCAAGACTATGACCATCCATAATCTTTGCAGTCAGTGCATCTATTCTCTGTGTAGTTAGCTTTGCCATGTAATCCTCTGCTATAGCATAGTAAGTTAGGCTGTGTGTTGCAATGTAGTATTTAACATATATAAAGACGGCCTCGTCTGCTGGGGTGTGCCTACCCCTAACAATGCCCCCACAGGGCAAACCAGCAAGCAAACTGCCTAGCATTGCCGCACAAAACAATGTCTGTTTATGTGTGCATAAAAATACAAAACAAAGCACAAAACACACAACACAAACCAAACAATTCAAGCCAGCATATCATGCCAAGCTATGCATCTATTCTATATAATGTAGGGGAAAGCATTGCTGGCAGTGTTTGCTCAAGCAATGTTTGCATTTCTTAAATATCATAAATAAAAGCTATTGACAATGTGAACAGCGTTCTATATGTATAGGGTAAGACTAGCAAACAACACAAGGATCAAAACAATGCAGAAACAAACCAAAAAAGTTAAGGCGGCTGGCAAGGGCTTAAAGATGATAGCCTTTTATTTGCGGCATGGCTTTATTATAACCGATTACCATAACGGCTCTTTTACTCTAGCAAAATAAGGATCAAAACAATGAATAGAACTAAACTTGTATACACACCAACCAAGCGCAAATCAGTAACAATAGTTGATACTATCTGCTTTATGCTGATAGGCATTGGTATGCTGCTGGCAGTATTCTTTGATATTACAATGCCAAGCCCTAATCAAACACCGTGGCTAACTATCTTAGCTGGCTTTATAGGCATTATTTGCCTGTTTTTGCCGTCAATAGTTGCATCATTAGAAGATTAATCACTAGCAAAGAGGATCAAGACTATGAAACTTACAAAAGACAACATGATCAATATGTATTTAGACTGGTTTAATAACTTTTTAACAGTGCAAGCCTTTGCAGATTATTATCAGCTATCAATAGACAAGGCCGAACAAGTTATAAATCAGGGCAGACATGAACATGAGAAGCGCGTGTTTGCTGATTTAATATAGACCAGCACAATAATTTGTATCGCTGGATCGTCTATACAGTAACACAAACAAAAACAGGACTAGCAAACAATGCTTACAAAAACACAAACAAACATTAAAAACGTGCTTAAATCCATCATTCTTGATCCAAGCGATCAGAATATAGAAAAGCAATATCTAAGCCTATCAGTAGAAGATCGCGCCTATCTCAAAATGCTTATGGCAGTAAATGAAAAGCGCAAACAATAACTAAACAAGGCTTGGCTGGCCTTGCCAGCCTTGCCTAGTAATGATCGGGCAATGTTCGGTTATTACTTGGCAATCATGCCAGCATAGCAAGCAATGAAAGGATCAAAATCATGCTTACTGAAACACTAAAACAGAACGTTTATTCGCAATTAGGCTATGATAACACTGTAACAAAAGACGTTTGGGAAGAAACAAAAGA